GGCCAGCACCACCGTGTGATTGCTGAAAAACTTGAGGCCGTGGCCCGCGGAGAGCTCAAGCGTTTGATTATTAACATGCCTCCTCGGCATTCTAAGTCTGAGTTTGCAAGTTACTTGATGCCTGCTTGGTTTCTGGGCAGGAACCCAAAGCTAAAAATCATCCAAGCTACACACAATACTGAGCTTGCGGTACGGTTTGGACGCAAAGTGAGGGACTTAATTGATGACCCTGAGTACAAAACTATCTTCCCTGAGACAAACCTTAAAGACGACAACAAGGGCGCGGGTAAATGGGGCACTGACAAGGGCGCAGAGTACTTTGCGGCGGGTGTTGGGGCTGCGATTACGGGCCGTGGTGCGGACTTGCTGGTCATTGACGACCCTCATTCGGAACAAGATGCGTTAAGCGAGACTGCATTCGACCACGCATACGAATGGTACACCTCTGGGCCCCGTCAGCGTCTACAACCTGGCGGATCCATCATAATTGTTATGACTCGTTGGGGTAAAAAAGACTTGACAGGCAGATTACTGGCCCAGCAGGGCAGTGATATCATGTCTGATCAGTGGGAAGTGGTGGAGTTTCCTGCAATTTTACCCAGCGGAAAGCCATTATGGCCGGAGTTCTGGGAAAAAGACGCCCTATTAAGCATTAAAGCTTCTTTACCTGTAGGTAAGTGGTCCGCGCAGTGGCAACAGGAGCCGACATCGTCGGGCTCGTCCATTATCAAGCGCGAGTGGTGGAAACTGTGGGAAGAAGAAGAGATTCCGCGGCTTGATTACATACTACAGGCGTATGACACGGCGTTTTCCAAGAAAGAAACTGCGGATTACTCAGCTATTACGACGTGGGGTGTGTTTAAACCTGTAGATGGTGGACCGGACAACGTTGTTTTGCTAGATGCACAGCGAGGTAGGTGGAATTTCCCTGAGTTAAAGGAAAAAGCCTACGAAGAGCATGACTATTGGGACCCTGACATGGTGATTGTTGAGGCCAAAGCCAGCGGACAGCCGTTGATTGACGAGTTACGACAGCGAGGAATACCAGCATTAGGGTTCTCACCGGGCAAAGGTCGTGATAAGGTGACTCGAATGCACATGGTAGCGCCATTATTTGAAGCTGGTGTTGTATGGGCTCCGTCGGACAAAAAGTTCGCGGATGAGGTTATAGAAGAAGTGGTGTCATTTCCTAATGGAGATCATGACGACTATTGTGATAGCATGACACTAGCACTAATGCGTTTTCGCCAAGGTGGTTTTATATCACTTGAAGGTGAGGATAGCGGAGAAGACTTTGTTCCGCGGAAACGGGAGTATTATTAATGGCCTTGCCACCTAGCCCAATGGGCTCACTTGTAGACAACGGCGCCATGCAAGGCGGACCAGATGACATGCTACCTGCGGTAGAAGTTGCCATGGACATGCCGGAAGATTTCTCTTCGGGCGCTGAAGTTATTCAGAATGCAGACGGTTCGGCCACGGTCCAGTCTATTGAGGACATGATAGAAGAGGCAGAGGCCCAAGCTCCTATGGAGCATGAGGCTAACCTCGCAGAGTTCTTGGATGACGGCTACATGGGGGAACTGTCCTCTGAGCTTAGATCATCCTACGAAGAAGACCAAGATTCACGTTCCGACTGGGAAGAATCCTACACCAAAGGTTTAGATCAGCTTGGCATCCGACAGATAGAACGCTCAGAGCCGTTCCAAGGGGCCTCTGGTGTCACGCACCCACTTATAGCGGAGAGTGTGACCCAATTCCAAGCACAAGCCTACAAGGAGCTATTACCGGCCGGTGGGCCAGTGCAGACTCAGGTGCTTGGTAAGCAGGATGCAGACCGAGAAGCGCAAGCGCACCGTGTAAAGACGTACATGAACTACCAGATCATGGAAGTGATGGACGAATACGATCCGGATATGGATCAACTGTTGTTTTATTTACCGCTGTCTGGTTCGACATTCAAAAAAGTTTACTTCGATGAGGCCAAGCAGCGTTCGGTATCTAAGTTTATACCGGCGCAGGATCTTGTTGTTCCTTACTCAGCATCTGATTTGAACACAGCATCTCGTGTGACGCATGTTTTACGCATGGACTACAACCAGATTCGCAAGATGCAGGTTGCAGGTTTCTATCGCGATATAGAATTAAAGGTTGGAGATGCCGAAGCGGATGAGGTTCGTCAGAAGGTTGACGAGATCCAAGGGATATCCAAGACGTATACGGATGAAGTGTACACTTTGTTGGAGATGCATGTTGATTTGGACCTTGAGGGTTTCGAGGACATGTCACCTGACGGAGAGCCTACAGGGATTCAGCTACCGTACATCGTTACTTTAGATGAAGCATCTGGGGACATTCTTTCTGTCCGTAGGAATTATGATGAAGGCACTGACTTAGCTAAGAAGCGCCAGTACTTTGTCCACTACAAGTTTATGCCTGGGCTAGGTTTTTATGGCTTTGGTTTGATCCACATGATTGGTGGATTAGGTCGTGCAGCTACCAGTATCCTACGCCAGTTGATCGATGCCGGAACACTCGCTAACCTCCCAGCGGGTTTCAAGGCTCGGGGCGTAAAGGTTCGTAATGATGACGAGCCTTTACAACCTGGAGAATGGCGGGACATTGACGCTCCTGGTGGCAACATTCGGGATTCTATTATTCCTCTTCCATACAAAGAACCTTCAGCAACACTAGCCCAGTTACTGGGTGCGTTGATCGAGGGTGGGCGACGTTTCGTTTCGTTGGCTGATGAACAGACCAACAACATGAACCAAGAAACTCCGGTAGGCACTACGATGGCTATGCTGGAGCGGGGCCTGAAGGTGATGTCTGCAATCCATAAGCGGTTGCATTACGCTCAGAAAACAGAGTTTCGCATTCTAGCGCGAACATTTGCCGATAACTTACCTCAGGAATATCCATACGACGTGGCTGGCGCTGAACGTACTATCATGGCGACAGACTTTGACGGCCGTGTTGATATCATTCCTGTGAGCGACCCGAACATCTTCTCGATGGCCCAACGCGTTACTCTAGCACAGACACAGTTGCAGTTGGCTCAGTCCAACCCACAGATGCACAACCTGCATGCAGCGTATCGCCGTATGTATATGGCGCTAGAAGTGCAGAATATTGATGAGATCCTTCCACCACCTCCGCAACCTCAACCGTTAGACCCAGCATTAGAGAATGCTCGGGCGTTGATGGGTGAATTGTTACAGTCATTCCCTGACCAAGACCATGACGCGCACATTAAGATACATGTGATGTTTATGAAGACACCGTTGGTTACGACTTCCCCACAGGTTATGGGAACGTTTTATGCTCACCTACTAGAGCATATTGGTATGAAGGCACGTCTGACAGTAACTCAAGAGATTGAAAACTTGATTACAAAGGTACAACAACAGATTCAGATGGGTGCTGTGGATCCGGCTGCGGCGCAACAACAGATCGCGGAAGTACAACAGAACATGCAGAACCCTGCTGAGATGGAAAAGCTTGTTGCTATCCAACAGCTAGAGATTATGCAGGAAACATTAGCCGACCTTATTCCACCAGGACAGGACGCGATGGCAGACCCATTGGTCCAGATCCGCATGCAAGAGTTGCAGATCAAGAAGCAAGACGCTGACCGCAAGGCCAGCACTGACAAGTCTGAGTTATTGTTAGAAGCTGCTAAGATGGAGCAACGTGCTGTAACAGATGCCGCTCGTATTGAAAGTTCGGAAGACATTGCTGGAAACCGCAACGATGTAAATCGTGAGCGGATTGAGGTGCAGCGTCAAGGAATGAACCGCAGGGGCTGATACTAATCATAAAGGCAGCGTCGAATGATTGATCCTATTACAGCGTTCTCTGCGGCAAGTGTAGCATTCTCAGGTTTAAAGAAAGCGATTGCGGTTGGAAAAGACATTACGTCAATGGGAAGCACACTTTCCCAGTGGTCTAAGGCTGTTTCCGACATGGACTTTCTTGACGAGCAAGCCAAGAAGCCACCGATGTATAAGATGTTTTCCGACACACAGGCTTCGGCGTTGGACATCTGGACTAAGAAACAGAAAATGGCTGAGATGCGTGAAGAGCTAAGAGCCCATATCTCTTGGACCTATGGGCCCTCGGCTTGGAAAGAAATTGTTAGAATTGAAGCGCAACAGCGCAAGGCTCAAAGAGAAGCCGTATACAAGCAACAAGAGTTTGTTGACAGTTGCATTAACTGGACCATTGGGCTGTTGGCTTGCTTTGCAGGCGCGGGAATCTTGTTCGTTGTGGTATATGTTATTGGTGCCAAGCAGGGCAAATGGTGAGTGTTCCTTTTAGAGTACAGGCGTAAGTGGGTCGTTGTAGACAAATTAGGTAAAATAGTCATAATAACCCGAGATAAGAATATTGCGATTGGCTTCGCAAAACTTTGGAGAGCCAAACATGACAGAGTTCGATAAAGCAGACTTGGATTCTAACGGAAGCATCGATCGTGCAGAGTTTCGAACTATGTGGAATAAACTTGAACTTGAGGATCGCAAGCTTGAAATTGCAGACCAAGATTTAAAGCGCAACGCAGAGCGCAGGTTCACAGGCTTGGCTTTGATGGGGATGTTAGTCTACCCGTTTATTATTCTGTTGGCTTCTGTGCTGGGTTTTGATAAAGCCGCCACACTTATTACAGACATAGCTAGTGTCTATGTCATTGCTGCATCTGGAGTTGTCGCGGCGTTTATGGGGTTTAATGCCTATTCTGCCAAGGCGGACAATAAAAAAGCCTCTATAAAGTATGACAAAGAACAGGGATAAACATGGATTTAATACCGAGGAATTTTCCAAATATCGGTGTAGTAGAGGCAAAGCTACCCGAAGATGTAACAAAAGATATATGGAAGGCTATCAAGAAGGCTAGAAAAAACCCAGATAACATGAAGGACGAGCTTGCGGGTAACATTAGCTCCTCTATTCGTCTGGACGCTGACTCGCCCCAACTTGCGGAGTTTCTAAATACAATACTTCCTGAGTTTATTAAAAGCCACATTGAGTCCTATGGCGCTCCTTGGCGGGCAGTTATGAAGGAGGGTGAGGGTTTTAACTTAGAAAGCCTCTGGGTAAACTTCCAGAAGAAGCATGAGTTTAATCCCCCTCACGATCACAGCGGAGTGTTCTCGTTTGTTATATGGATGCAGATACCTACGTCCTATGCAGAGCAGAAGAAACTTCCTGTATGCGCTGAGTCAAATGCAGATAACCACATATCTAACTTTGCGTTTAGCTATACCAATACGATGGGCAAGGTATCGACCTTTGCGTACAACATGGAGAAAGAAGCTGAAGGCTACATGGTTATGTTCCCCTCGCAGATGCTCCACCAAGTCTTTCCGTTTTACGAGAGTGACGGCGAGAGAATATCAATCTCAGGCAACGTAGACATAAGGGCAATGGGATGAGTTTAATTGCAAGTTTGATTGGCCCCGTTTCAGGCATCCTAGATAAGTTTGTAGAAGATAAAGACCAGAAAGCGGCTCTGGCCCACGAAATAGCCACTATGAGCGATACCCACGCCCAGCAGGCTCTCCTAGCCCAGTTAGAGATAAACAAGGCTGAAGCGGCGTCTGGCAGCTTGTTCAAGGGAGGGTGGAGGCCATTTATTGGATGGACATCTGGCGTGGCGTTTGCCTACCACTTTGTGCTTCAACCTCTCTTAGTTTTTGTCCTGACAGCCTCTGGAGTGGATTTACCTGAATTACCTGAGTTTGATATGTCTACGCTTCTTACAGTTCTAGGTGGGATGCTTGGAATTGGCGGTTTACGTTCATAT